TGAAGCTGGCGTTGGTGCCGCCATCGGTGCCGAGCGCGGTTTCCACCGTCGCACCGATACTCGGCCAGACCAGGCACGAGCCGCCGGAGCGGTTGATGATGGTAATCGGCACATACCGCTGCACCGCTGGCAGCGTCACGCCAGTCGTGCCAGAGCAGGTCGTGACCACCGTCGTTACCGTGGTGATGACGGTTCCGGTGAGCACCGCGCCGGTATTGTTCCCCGCCGTCGAGAACGTCGCCTGTGCGGTCGAGCCGGCGGGCACAACGAGCGATGCGGTCAGGGAATTGGACGCAAAGCCCGCGGTATCGGTGTTGGCGTTGAACGTGGTGGACGAGATCGCGCCGCCCTGCGTCTGTCCGGTCGGCGCAAGCTGGGCCATGGCGATGGGCACGATCGCGGCAAGCGCGACCGCAGCAACGGCGGCAAGCAGGTATCGTTTCATTATGAACTCCTACCAATAGCGATGCGGGTACGGCCACGGCGCGAACAGCGCGAGTATCACGAGCACGAGGACGATCAGCAGCACGAGGCTGGCCGGATTACCGTATGCGACATATCCAGCGCGCCAACCCCAGCCGCCGCCGCACAACAGCAAGATCAGAAACACGATAAGAATAATGTCCATCAGCGTTGCGGCGCCGCCGGCTTGGGCGGATTGTTGATCGTGTGATGGATCATGTGCGTCTCGGCGATCTTCTTCACCGCCCCATGCATCAGATCGTTGACCTTGGCCTCGTCCACCGCGGCCTTGGCGTGCGTCGCGCGCAACGCCGCATGATCGTGCAGCGCCTGGATCTCGGGCGGCATCGCCGGCATGGCGTTCGTCCCCGGCGCGGACGGCGGATCTGGCGGCGCCTGCATGTCGGTATATGTCGCGTGCGTATTGGCGATCGTGTTGATGGTGCTGTGCTGCCGCTCTTGCGCCAGCGCGAACTGTGCCGCCGCATCGCCTTGCAGCTTCGCCACGGTCGCCTGTGCGTGCGCGTCGATGATCGGCTGCTGCTTGGCCTGCATCGCCGCCTGCTGCTGCTGGTGCTCCTTCATCCGCTTCAGCAGCGCATCCTTGTTGCGCAGTCCGCTCGCCGCGATCAGCACGTCGCCCGGTATCAGACCAGGCTGCACGCCGGCCATCTGCACCAGCGTCTGGAACTGCTCGGCCTGGATGGACGGTATGTCCATGCCTTCCTCGATCGTGATATCCACGTCGAGGTCGGTGATGTCGTTCTCGACGCGCACGACCTGCTGCAATCGCGGATCACCCGGCATCAGCGGCGGCTGCATGCGCTGCATCACCATAGCCCGCCGTTGCTCCGGCATTTGCGCCAGTTCGTCCTGCAAGGTGATGTGCCGGTTGATACCGGTCCATTTGGTGCTGCCGAGATCATCGGTCACGCGCACCCAGCGCCCCGCCGTCCAGTATTCCCGCGCCGCCATCCACGCCATCTCATAGACCCGCCGCGACCAGAACCGCAGGCTGTCCGCCAACGGCTCGTTCTGTGCCGCGCCGCCGGCCTGCTGTGCCAGGATGGCACGCCCGGACAGTTCCCGGTCGTCCTGCCCGCTCATGGCGGCGTTCGGCCCGGATAGCTGCATCTCGGTCGTCGCGTGCTTCAGCAGTTCAAGCTGCCCGGTCGCCAGGTCGCCGCCTTCCTGGATGTCGAACCGCATGCCTGGATTGACGATGATCAACCCATCCGGCTTGGCGAGTTCGCGGCGCGTGGCGTCGATGTCCTGCACCGCGCCCTGCTCGGTGATCGCCTGATGCACCGACAGCAGATGCAGCGCCTTGGAGCGGCGCTTGTTGATCTCGTCCTGGAGGCTGATCTGGTTTCGCACCGCGCCAAAGCGGCGGTTCTCGCGGTCGATGTAAGCCGATTGCAGGACCAGCGCACACGCCGAACGTCCGCGTCGGTCCTTGAACGGCGAACGCTCCGGCCCGGCCAGAATGCCCATGCGGCTGTAGGTCGCGCGCCACCAAATGCCCTTCTCCGACCAATGGCACTGGCAGATGCGAGCGCGTTCCCGCCGCGTGTCCGACCAGTTGATGTGCGTCGGGCGATCGTCGTAGGTGTGAGAGGTCGGCGCGAAGCTGTCGGCGACGATATCGCCGGCATCGGGATACAACTCATCGAGTTGGTCCCGATCCATCCAAATCACGATGCCCTTGTATCGCGCGTCGTCAAACTCGGGCTGGCGGGAGTGCGGATCGTGCCAGATGCGCTCCCACGGCACATGCGTAACCGTGATGTCCGCGCCGCCCTTGCCGTCATCGACCAGGCCGAGTTCCGCGCCGCCTTTACCCTCGACCAGCATGTTCTCGTAGACATAACTACGAATGATCGGGAAATCATTGTCGTCGGCGATGTAGCGCAGCGCATCGGTTGCAGCGTTGGCGCGGTCCTCCTCGGTCGGCGTACGCGGGAATGCCTTCGGGTCGGTGCGCGCTCGACGTTCCAGGCCGCATAGCAGTTCGACCTTGTCGCGGATTTTGTTGATGGTGATCTCGGGTTGTCCGCGTTTGCGCAGTGCGTCGCGCTCGGCTTGGGTCCATTGCGTTCCCAGGAAATAGTCACGATCGCGTTCCGCCAGTTCCCGTTCGTCAATAGACGCGCGCTCGGCTTCCTCGAACCATCGCACCAGCCGCGTGTGCAGCGTGTCGGTGTCACCGTCGTAGGCTTGCGCGCCGCCGGGTTGTTCAAGCGGTTCGCCCGCCGTGTTGGCGGTCTGCGGAGAGAACATGCGGGTGATGGATGCGCTCATGCGATGCGCCAGTCTGCAACGTCTTGGGCGTTGACACGTCCAAACGCGATGTCCCAGCTATCCACCGGAGGCGGCTTGGGCTTCTCCGGTGCCATCTCGCGCCACGCCAGCGCCATGTAGCGCCATGCGTCGGCTGAATGTGACGACCAATCGTGCCGCGGCCGATCGTTGAACACCTTGGCCTTCTCGTCGTAGTCGGTGCGATAGGCGCGCAACGCCTCCAGGCCATCGTGGCAGCGCCCGGCATCGATCCATGCTTTCCCGAGGGTCAGCCGGCCGGCGTTGATACCATCCATGACGGTCTGCTGATGCACGATGAACGGATGACGGTTGGTTAGCGACTTCAGCGTCTCGAAGCGGCTGCGTCCGGTTCCCATCTCGCGCGCCATGCCATCATGCGGCAGCCATTCTCGCTCATATCGGTATGGCTTGGACGCAAGCACCGCCGCATAATGCGCGAGCGCGTGGCCGCTCGCTTCGTAGTGGTCGATCACGTGCAACTCGGTGCCCACGATCTGGAAAAACCAGATGGCTGTGCTGTCACCGATGCCGAGGTCCCATGCAGTATGCACAGCCAACGCCGGGTCGTATGGCACATTGCATATACGACCTGCGCGCTCGGCTGCTTCGATGTCGCGGCCATAATATGACCCGAGAATAGCCGCATCGAATGAGCATTCCAGTTCCTGCGCGTATTGCTCGGTGGTGAGCATGCCGCGCATGTCATCCAGTTCGGATTCCGACAGCAGTCGCGTATCGGATGCGCGCAGCACGAGGGAATACCAGTCGGGTGATTGCGCTGCGTGTTGATGCACGGCCCAGAAGTCATTGCGTCCGCGCGGTGTGCCGATGAAGACGGCCCAGCCTTCGCGGTCGGCGAGTGCTGGTCGCAGCACTTCGGGCCATGCACGCGGGTTGATATCCGCGTATTCGTCCAGCACCAGGCCATCCATGTATGTGCCGCGCAATCTGTCGTAATTGTCGGCGCCGTATAGACGTACGCGGGAGCCGTTCGGGAACACCACCATCAGATCAGACTCGCGCTGTTCAACACCTGGGATCGGAGAGGTGAAACGCTTCAGGTATTGCCAGCATGTGTCTTTGGATTGTGTGTATGTCGGCGATATGTAGGCAAATCTGCCATCGCGCTTTTTACAACGCAACGCGGCATCGATCAGGTCCATGACGCAGGCGACGGTCTTACCACAGCGGCGATGTGCCACGATGCATGCCCAGCGTTGTTGCCGCATATGGAACGGCTCGAAGTGGTGCCTGGCATAATAACCGAGATCGACGGCGTTATTCGTCGGTTTCGGCTTGGATGTCTGCGGCAGCGGTTGGAACGTCAGCATCGTTTAGACGGCGCACCCCTGTTGCGATGATGATGGCGCCGTTTGGTCCGGTGCCTTGTAGCGTCGTCGGCAGCACTTTTCCGATCAGGGTTAGGAATGCGCCGGGTGATTTTGTGGCTTGTTGCGTGAGGTATTTGACGCCGCCTGCCTCATCGAGCGCACCAAGGATCATTTCCTTAAGGTCGGTCGTGATCTTGTTGGGCACGCCTGGCTTGCGTCCAGCGCCCGGAGTTCTACCGCCCTTTCCGGCCATCGATACAGCGTCTCACTTTTTCGATTACCCGATCTCACCCGCTGGGACGAGCGATGCAACCGGCATATGCACATCCTGGAGGCGGCCGAACAGCATGACGGAGACGACGGCGCGGGAGCCCGAGATGGCGACGACGGTTCCGGGGAAGCCGCGCCATGGCCCGGAAACCGCCTGGCATGCGTCGTGACGGCGGAGGGAGGCGCTGGGAGGGGTGAATGTGCGGCGGGAGGCTTCGCCCGCCTGGAGGGCTTCTACGGCGCCTGGGTGGCATGGGGTGGGGCGAGAGGCCCCGTCCGCGATGAAGCGACGGACGCCTGGCAGGTGTGTGATGGGGATCCAGGGATCGGCTGCGAGGTCGAGGAGCACGAACAGGTATCCCGAGAAGAGGGGTTTCAGGCTGTCGGTGAGGACGCCGCGTCGGTTGCGGCATCGGACGGCGAGCATGGGGAGGAAGGTGGTGTAGCCGCGGTCGGTGACGTTGGCGTCTGCCCAGGTCTCGGAGCTTGGATGGGTGCAGAGGACGAACCATCGGAGGCCGAGATAGCCGCCACACCCGGCGAGACTCGGCCTCGGAGCGGGTGTGTGCCGGTTGTATACACACCCGGATTGATGCTGGTCAAGCGGCATTGTCGGCGATCTCCTCGACGTCGGCGGGGTTGATGACGCAGGAGAAGCCGAGGTCCTGGACGAACCAGCCTTTGGCGAAGGGCGGGGTTCCGTTCCACCAGCGGGCCTCGACGACATCTCCGGCGCGGCGAACGATGGTTCTGGCGTGGCCGCGGATATCGACCTTGAGGCGGATGCGGACGAGGCGATTGTGGCGTCGGTAGGGGGCGCAGGCGCGGAATGGGTCAAGGGGCATTGTGTGTGTGCCTACGATCGGGTG